GGCTCGGTTTTGAGCCAGTCCTCGGAGAATATGCTGAAATCGATGAAGTTGATAAAGCAATCCCCATTTCGTTCATACTGATTGAACGGGTCCACGCCGCCAAACTGCCAGAGCAGGCCGTAATTTGTTGTTGTGATATTACTCCAAGACGAACCATTCCATTGACGGCCAACCGGATTACCGGAACCCTCTTCGAACTCAAAATAGCAGAACCCCGGCAAGGATTCCATCTCCGATTCGATGACTGGCGTCCCCACACCGTTGTTATAGATGTTCTCAATTTGTGGTTGTGTCAAAATTGCAGCTTTATAAAAACGAACTTGGTCAATCTGGAGGTAATTGAAGGAACTCTCATAATAGAAATAATCGAAATTTACGCTCGAATACGGTGGATTGAATGCATAATTATAAGAGGACAATTCGGTCAAATCACCATAACGTTCAGTGCTTCTATCGACGCCATCTATGAACAAACACAGACCGTTGGGATTATCCCGGTCACAGGTTATCACGAGCAAATGCCATTGCCCGTCCAGAACTGAAACGGTTGATTTTACGGAATACCACCCATATAAAGAATTATCCGTGATACCAAACCAAGGATTGTTGTCCACATAAGGGTCATCGAGACGTAAATAAACTCCTGCCCCAATCATTCCATTATACCACCGGATAGGCCATCCATTGGTTGTGGTATTACGAACCCAAATGCACAAGGTAAAATCTCCCGTGCCAAAAGCAAACTTATTCGGCTCATTGGCAACAAGTTTATCCCCGTGATTCTTTCCTTCAATGAAGTAGGTCGCAAGGCAGGGCTGCGACCATATCAGCAACAAAATTATAATTATTAATCTTTTCATCGTGGTGAACACGCCTCCATAACAGCGGCCAAAAACCACTGATTCAATTCCATTTCATAAGCATAGTTCGGGTCATTCGGCCCGGGCTGGATATTCGGATCGCTCATAATCTCATGCGTCCACAGAATCAGGTCATTGTGCATTTGCATAACGCCGAGCTTTTCTTTTTTATGCTCAAGAACCTTCTTGACCGCATCCTGCTTGGTCGCTTTTACATTCATATCCTCGCAGACCTTCACCGCCTTTTCGTTGGTGTTTCTGGCCAACTCATAAGTCGAATTGACATCATTGAGCCGTTGAGTAATGACCTGCTCGATGGTGCCGGTATAAACTTTCTTTTGGAGCTGCTTATCCTTGGTTTTAAGCTCCTCGACCATAGTGACTACCTCGGCTTTACGCTGTTCGAGGTTCGGGTCTTTGGGGTCTTTGTCAGCCGCGAGTGCCATAATCGAAACGCCGCTCGCAATGACTCCAATCACGCTGAGGACAATGCCTAAAATACTCACATACGGTTTCATATTTCATCCTCTTCTAACTTTTTAACTTTGTTTTTGAGGCCGTTGTGGTCTATCAATGTTTCCAAATAACGGTTGCTCATTTTGATTATTTTCTCCAGCCCATCGTGCTTAATCTTGCATTCATTTACTGTGACACCCGGATGATTTTCGAGGTGTTTCATAAAAGAAGCGACCAAAGCTCCAAGCCCGATGGTAACAATGCCCATGAGGAGCGATATAATCGCGAGCCATATTGAATCGTGAGATTCCACGACGGCCAATAAAATTTGTCCAAACCCTGTCGAATTCAAACTCAATAAAATCAATTTCATTCTAAGCATTTGATGCCCCCACTTGTTCGATGCCCTGTTTAATTCCATCAACGATTGTCTTTTCGGCAGCGTCTTTTTCGGAGTCAAAAGCAGGCCTCACAAAAGGCATGGCTGCCATCTTGTCGGTACCGAATTCCACAAATGCCCCGTAAAACTGCTCACCCTTAAACCAGCCCTCGCTCGTTTGAACCATAACGCCGTATCTGTGCCGGCGTTTACGCATTGCCCTGACCTTCAAGCTATCCCGTAAGGCCCCCGTATCAACCGGCACGTTGGCCTTGGCCTCTGCGAGTATCAGCTTTGCACCATTGCGAAGAGCCTGGCGGATTATTCGCTTGCCGAGCTTCGGCTCAAACGACAAGAGCTTCTTTTCAAGCTCTTTTGCACCCTCGATGTTTAGCACTACCTGCATTAAGCCGCTTCCTTGCACATCAATATCAGCATTTCGTTTCGCTCCTCGGGATTGATTACCGCCTCAATCTCAAGGGTTCGGGTGCCGTAAACCACCCGATGCTCCGAGGTCACGGCCGCGTTGTAACGGATCGTAACCCGGTGGGTTATTTCTGCATTTATTTGCTGAGCGTGTTCGAGCTCGCGGCCCTGCAACGGTTCGACCGAGGCCCAGACCGTCGCATAAGTCGAATAGCTCGGGATTGCTTCACCGAAGTCATCCTGATTCCGAACTAATTGCTGCAGCTGAACACGTTTTCTAAGTTTGCCGACTCGCATCACACCATTCCACTTCTGTCCAAGCTTAAAAGTGATTTCACGCTCATGGGTAATTCGGTGACTATATTCCCAATATTGACTGGCTCACGGTTCTCATACAGGTGCGTAAGCAATAGCTTCATAGCAGATATGACCTTGCCCGGCACGGCAGCGGCCCCGCCATAACCAGCCTGGTATATGACCTCGACGCTGTTGATATCCCCACGTAAGCCGGGCCAGCATTGATTATAGGCAGGGACAATCCTTGCGGGTTCCGATTCTGTATCAACCTTGTAAACGCTGCTATTAAGCGTCTGCTGTTGACCATTCACGTCGATGTATTTGATTGAGGTCACAGATATCAACGGCGGTCGAGGAACGCAAATTACATCGGGGAATTCGTCCAGAGTGAGCTTTATCGTCTGCGTAATGAACGCCCGATTCTGAAAGTCCTCACAATACTCCCGAGCAGTTTTTATCTGTGACGTTATCAAAGCGTCATCGTCAGCGTGGTCAACCCGTAAATGCAGCTTTGCCTCGGTCAGCGTGATTGGCTCTTCGGTCGGCGGTGTTGTGACTTTCCAAGCCATTATTTGCCTTTCTTACCACCGGCTTTATTATCCGGTTTTTCTGTCGGCTGGGTTTCGATTTCCTCATTGGCCTCCTGTTTTGCGGCCGCCTTTACCGGAGCCGCCTTTACGACTTCGGCATAACCGCCTTTAATCAATTCGTCCGCTTCTTTGTCAGACACATTGATAACGCTTCCCGCGATTGCGGTGATTTTAGCGTTGGCGATTGTGGTTCTCATTTTTACTTGCATGATTTTTCCTTTCTAACCAATAGTTATGTGGAATGTTCCTGACTTCGTATCTCCACCGTTCGTTATTGAAATTTTGATTCGCTCATCAGCTACTACGACAGGTTCGACTATCGCAAAGCCAGTGGTATATTCGGCAGCAACACCTGCAGTATTATGCACCGCTTGTCTGGGAGCTTTTGTTGCCGAAGCGTTTACATTGTCCTGAGCCCAGATTTGCTGTCCGGAGGTTTCGGTTGTGATAGCAAAATCAACCCCGTCGGCAAAATCTGTTTTAACATACCGGATAGACAAAACCCGGCCATTGACCGGAGTGCTATAACCGATGACCGAGCCATCCGCAGCGGTGGTGAGAGTAACGGTTTCACGTTTTGTGAACATAATTCGCCTCCGTTTAATTTATATCTGTCCAGGTTCCGCTTGAATCCAGCCGTATCCAGTTCACGTCATCAATACCACGTAGATGCACATAATTGCCTGCCGTCGCTGCACTCGATATCGCATCGCCGGCGGCGTCGGTTAGCACCAATATTTTGTCACCAGTTTGAGGATTTAGGTTCACGTCATCTGTGGAATTGAGATATACCGTTAAATCCAGATTCGCATGGACGTCTGGCAAATTACAATCACCGCCTGCAGTAGAGACAAATACCGTCCCGTGACATTGAGCAGCCGTGATATTTCCCGCCGTGTAAGTCGCAATGGATTGAAGTGAGACATTACCCGTCGCATCGGGATAAGTTATCGTTCTATCAGCACACGGGTCCGAGACGGTAACGGTTGTTTCATAATCATTGGCCGTCGCTCC